TCCAGTTTTTAACTGGTTCCTTGCTTTATTCAGTTCATCTGCACCTGATTCTTCCGCTCTTACTACGAACATCCCTGCAACAATCATTATCAACAAAAATAATACTAATGGCGTAAATATTGTTTTACTAATATAGTGTCTCAACCTAAACATAACTTTCTCTATTTAAAATTTAGATCCCTCATCGTCAATTGTTTATTCGATGGATCACTAAGGTAGGCCTGCCGCTTTCCTATTAATATTTAGGTGTTTGGAGATGGTGCGCCAGAGAGGATTCGAACCTCTGGCCAACAGCTTAGAAGGCTGTTGCTCTATCCGCTGAGCTACTGGCGCATAGAGAATGTTTGCTTATAGTTGAACAAAAGTACTAATATCTGTTCTAATTGTATCTGCACAATTTTCACAACCTACAATCCAAGTGGTGTGTTTTCTCACCCAAATAGTTCTGATTGTGTTCGCATCTACATTATAATATCTAAAACTAATAGTATTGTTGGGATATTTGTTCCAACATGTACCTTTTATTAAAGTCTTTCTCACTTTACTGACACCATCTTTATCTACAGTAGCAAATTTTGTTGATGGTATTGGACATGCTATAACTTTTGTACCCTCAAAGCTGGGGGAAGTGTATTCCGCTGCTCCGGATGTAGTAATCAAATAAGATCCAGGAGTGACTTCTTTATAATTGGCTAAAAATCCGGGTGCTAATGATTTTTGCCAGATTTTAGAACCAATTATGGTCGTCATATGTCTCCAATGATAATTCCCTTCAGGAATTCCAAAAAATTTCTCTTTTTTGGGAAGAACTGTATGAACAATTTCTGGTTTTTCTTTAGGAAGTTTTATAACCGTTTTTTCTTCATATACTTTAATTTTCTTACATCCAACACATTTTCCATCTTTAAATGGACAACCTGAGGGTACAGTACAAACATATTCATAGTAAACTGAATCAGATTCAGTCTTTTCTGTAACTTCAGACTTATCTGGACTCTCAGAAACAACTCCTATATTTTCAGACGCATTCATAGGTACGCCTAACGGAGAGGAACTCTCTGGTAGTACTTCTTTCTTTAATTCTACTGCTTTTGGTAGGTTTAGGGCCGGAAGTTTGGTGACTTTTGGGCCGAGTAGGACTTTTTTAACTGGAAGTAGTGTAAATTCACCAGAATCAGGGTCCTGAAATACCTGAAACTTTACACCATCCATTGTTATTACTTTAGCACTAACTGTAGGAACAGTAAGTCCTACTAGCGCAATTGCACCAAGTGCAATTAATATCGCCTTCTTCATAATTCATCTCTTTTGAAGGGTTTAATAGACCATAATGAATCATCACCTTGTGTGATGGTTTTCTCATTACTTCCTACTATTATATCAAATATTCTCGAAAAAGTCAAGTTTTTTGATGCTTTTTTCCCTTTGGCTTCTTAGCCTCCGGTTCTGGTAGCTTTATCTCTGGAAGGGCTTGCCTCACTAGATCATAAGTGATGTTACTATAAAGTTCAGTGAATTTTTTATCCTTCATAGCAATCACCACTTGTGCTTCGTCAGGATGTATTGTTTCGAGCAATTCAATAAAAATTTGCTCTCTCTTCATTCCGTCTATGTTTGCTCCACCTCCTTCACAAAACAGATAAAACTTGCGAACTTCAGGATACAATGTCATTGGAAACCCTTCCGGAGTTCCCCTAAAAACATAAGGCGGGGTGCCCGGTGGTAGTAAAAACTTGATTTTAGGATGAAATGCGTGAATTAATATTTGTTTAACTTGGTCATTTGGGGGAGGCCCATTGACCATGTGTCTTAATATATTAACCCTATTCTTTTTTGGAGAGTTTTGTATCGCTTGAAAAATATAAGGTATACTGTCTGCCATAATTAAAAGTCCTCTATAACATCCATTAAATTTTTAAGTCTAAATTTAATGAAATAATTTAATAAATTTTTTCTATCTTTACATTGATCAGTTGTTTTCCATTCATGAATAATATTGGTTTGTATGCTCTCTGGAATTTGACTCAAATCTATGAGAGTCTTATTCCGAGAATAACCAATACTTTCTTTTTCTGTAAGATCTCCCCCTTTTATTATAGAAAGTCTCTTCTTAGTTAATGGTGTTTGTCTCTGACCTTGAACAAAACAGTCGTCCGACGATAGAACATTAGGAATTCCGTCACTTCTGTCACCACTAATAATGTGTTCTTCTAAAAAATCTACAGGATCTTCATGTATAAGATGCTTTTTAGTCAGTGGTGAAAATTGCTTTACATTACCAAAATGTTGCAATTGAATAAAATCTTTATCACTTGATATAATTAATATTTTTTGTTTTTCTTCAAATAAATTACCATTTCCAGTAGGAATAGTTTCTTCAGTTTGAAAATATTTACAGAGAGCGGCGATGACATCATCAGCCTCACAGTGTTCTACATGCATTACTGTGTAGGGTAATGATTCCTTTATCTCATCTCGAACCTTATTTAGACTTTTAAATAATTCATCCCAAGTATATGTAATTTTACCAGAAATATAATCTTTTTCATCTTTTGCCCTCTTATGTTTTCTTGTTGCCTTATAAGCTGGGAAAAATTCTTTTCTCCAAGTATTATAATGATCACAACATACAACTATTTCACCATATTCTTTACTATATTTTTTATTATAAAATCTTATAGTGTTTAGTGCTACATGTCGCACCATTTCTTCATCAGGTGGTTCATATTTGGCTACTTGCATAAAAGAGCCAATGAACACCTGACTAAAATCTACTAGTATCATTTTCCTACAAATTGTTTATCAGTTATCGCAATAGGTTCATTCATCATATTATTAGTCCACTTCTTTTTAATGTCTGGATACCATACTCCTGCTGATCTTTTTGGTGTACCATCAGGATAATATGCCATTGCGACACATTTCCAATTTATTTTTTGATTTTCCTCTTTCCCCATATAATTTGAAATCCAATCTCCTGTTCTCAAATAGTGTTCCATGAAACGGACATATCCTAATTTATTATCTGCTGCTGCTTGTGCCCTCTCTTTTGCTTTTGAAGATGAACCTCTCGCAGACCTAGAAAATGCAGAAGCCTCTTCTTTACAATGTTTAATCCATTCTTTCACATTTTTAAGAGAAAGTGGATCATCATCCGGTTTCTCTAAAACAGATTTATAAATGTTCTTATATTTGGCAGGTTTTTTTCTGGCTCTTAATTTTGCCATCCTTTTTGCTGCTTGTTGGGGTGTTTCTTTTGCTTTTTTTGCCATTTAGTTTCTCAATTCATTGTTAAGGGGAGGGGCAGAGGTTATGCCTAGAAGGTTCAGAGAAGCTTCTTCTAGTATGTTGTCTAACTTACCCCTCCAGTTGGTGGACGTATCATTGCGGACATTCCTTCTAATAATTGTTGCCACAATTGAAGTCTTATTTGCCAATTATAAAAAGTATCTGCATAGACTTTTTGTAATCCTATCATATTTTGACAATCTATATTTTCATAGGTCATCAATACATTTTTCAAAAGATGTGAAAAAAGATAACGATGCCTACTTTTATCATGTTCCATATTATATGTCCAAGCAAATTGTCCAGTTGTTTCTGGTAATGCTCCAAATTGCGGACAAACGATTAAATTTTTAGCACTCATTGCTTCCATTGCGACAATGCATGACGTTTCCAAATATGTATTAGGATATGCTAATACATGGGAATTAATCATAGCTTTTCTAACTTCCTCATTAGGTCGATTACCATAATAATTTATCTTATCATTCTTCTCACATCTGTCAAATAATTTTTGATATTGGATATCATTTGCTGGTCTATTATATAATTTAAAAGACGAAAATACATCCAATTCCCAATTAAAATCATTTAAATCATTTTCAACAACATCCAATAGTATATCTAATCCTCGATGTGGAGTTGAAGCATAAATTAATTTTATTGGTTGTCCTAAAGGTTTTTCTTCTATTTGAATTGGATCTATGGCATTTTGCACTACCATTGAAATTTCATAAGGCACACCATACATAACATGAAACATCTGTTGTTGCCAATAAGATACAAATACAATCTTAACAAATTGTTTCCAGTAATTGGGATCTTTAAATTGTGTTTGAATTCCCCGATCAAATGGAGTCTCATGCATCCATAAAATAGTTGGTCTTTTGGGATTAATTGGTTTTTTAGGATAAGACAAAACCCAATCAAATTGTTCACATAGGTCTGGCAATTCACTAAAAAGTCTTCTTGCCTGAATTTCTGTTCCGCCGTTAGAATTTGGATCTATTAGTTCGACTGGTTCATCATGAGTTTTTCCTCCATCAATTACTGTTAATTTCGGTCTCATGCGGGTGGGTTTATTTCTACTTGTTCAGCCCAATGTTTTGATTCACTATCAAGAACATCAGTTTCACTTGATCTTATATTATTAGTAGTGACAGGATCTTCAGTACTACCAACATTTCTTACGAGTTGAACTCGATTAAAATAGGTTTGTTCTTGGCCATCTAAACTATTTTTTCCATGATTACATGTGGCATGGATAACTATACAGTCACCTACTCTAGCTTCTGGAATTTCACCTTTAGTTGTATATTTAAAAAATATACCACGTCTTTCAGATCTATCTTCAATGACATGAACTTTTCCATATTTTGGTGAGTTTGTTATTTTGGTAAGCTTGACAAAAAAATTCTTTCTTTCTTTGTCTTTTCCCATGAATGGATCACGGGGTTCAACTTTCACTTCTTCCATATTAATTTAGTAAGGTTCCCTCCGGTGCTTCCTCTGAAGTCAACTTAATCTCTTCATCAGGCTTCATTAAATCACTTAAATCAAATGGTTGTGGTTCACCATTTTCATCTAAGGTAAATGTTGTTATTTTTCCTGTAACAGTTCCTTCATCAGTATAACCAATTTTAAACTTAACTACTACATTATCTGTAGATTTTAAAAATAAGTCAGCGTTAGTCCAAGTCATTTCTCCTTCAGCGAAATTTCCAGTAGAAGAAATCATCTCAGTAAGGGTACTCTCTAAACACTCTAATATTCTATCTTTTTCTACGTCTTTCTTATTCATTATATCATCCTATTTTGTAATTGTCAAGTTATTATACCCATATTTACAAATATAGTATGAGTCTACAATGTCACTTGTAGGATTCTTTATTGTATCAGATTTAGGAGATATTGTCAAGTTTAATTTTGTTTTTGTTTCTTCACAAAAATATTCGTACATTAGTTCCTTATTAGCGGTTCCCTTGCCTGTCGCAAATTTATTAATTACTGTTGGTGGTACTATTATATATTTAACACCATGTTTTTTCAATTTATATTTCAAAATAGCCATGTTTTCAGCAATATGAAAGACTCTACCAGTTGCCGCATACGCATAATCTTCCAATACAACAAGATCCGGTTTATCATAGGGTATATTTACAGTCTTATTAAAATTTGCATATAATAGATTGTGTATTACCCAATCTGCTAAAAATTCATACCGTTCTAAGGCATCAGTCCAAGATTCATATAATGTAACTTTTACATTTTGAATGGCGGACCACCTCCCCATTTGGCTAGTATTATTAGCAATACAATAATGCTCAACGTCATTATAATTCCATCTGTTGCCATGATATATCGTAACTGCGGGACTAGTTAATGAGTAATCAATCCCCGCTATCTTCTGAGTTTTCATAATAATCTTGAATACTGTTTAGAGCATCTAATGAAAATTGAAGTCCTTGTATATAATATTTAAGTTGTTGTGGTAGAATAATTTCCTCCACATCAGCAGACTTCTTTTTTCTCAC